GCTGGCGCACACTTTGCTGTGTTTCCTACTGAGTTGATAGAACCTTGCATACTTGCTGGCGCACCTGTTGGTGGGATAGTGCTAGACCCTTTTATGGGTAGCGGAACAACAGCCCAAGTAGCCCAAGACCTTGGGCGCAAATACCTTGGTTGTGAATTAAACCTTGCTTATCAATCTTTGCAGAAAAAACGACTTGCCCAACAATCTTTGGAGTTGTTATGATCAAAAGTGAAGCCAATGGTTCATCCAATTACGGACAGCGGGTGTCTATGAAAAACCGAGGAGAGGCCATCTTTGAGGAGTATTGCCTCATGGCTGGCTACAAAGTATTTCGGCTAGGCTTTGATGAAACAAACAACAATGTGACGCATTTCTACAAAGTCAATCCGCTACTGCGAAACATCCCAGACTTTTTAATCGACACAGGCAAGGAAAACTTTGTGGTGCAGGTCAAGGGTACAGCCAACTTAAAAAAGAGCGAGGTAGGCATGATTCCGCTCTTCCTTGAGTGGTATTCAAGCCGTGAATGTCCTCTGGTTTATGCCTTTTGCTTTGATGACCGTCCAAAGCCTAGAATCCTATATCCCGAAAATGTAATAAAACTCTATGACAAATCCGAAATCAAAAAATGGCCCGATGGGGTCGAATACCGCACATTGGATGTTTGAGGAGAAACTTGTGAGACCTACAGTACCCAAAGACTCAGAATACATTTGGACCCCAACAGGAACCGATGTAACCGTCCGCTGGCGACTTATTGGCTGGGTTCCACCTAGCGAATTGCCAGAATATCAAAAGAAGTGGAAGTATTACCAAGAACTCCCACTTCGCAAACTCGATGATGCCGCTAAAGCAGAATATGAGTTATTGATGAAAAAGCACAAAGTCGCTCGGATTAAGTGAAAACTGGCAGGGCTTGGTCGATGCGAGCAATCCTATCGTCCATCCCTAACAAGCCGCCATTGATGCGCTTGGTCATGGTTTCATAGTCTTTTGCATCGGCTAATTCATTCAGGCCTTTCTTATTCCAAAACCAGCCAGCAGACATAACAGCCCAATGAGGCTCTTCCAAGGCTTCAGGATGGGCTATAAAGTCAAATCCAAGGGCTAGGCTTAGGCTATGGTACAAATCCTTGCCTGTGCATTGAAATATGCCTCTGCCACGGTATTTCCAACCGTCACCTTCTTGCGTATTGCCCATACGACCAAAATAAACCTTGTTGGCTATTTTTTCAGGGTTCCTCTCATACTGTTCTGCGACATCCATTGTCGGGAAGCGGCTGGGCCAAGTACCCATCAAACCCTTTGCAGAGTAGTTGAGGTTTTCATGCAAAGCTGTAAAGTTTGCGCTCTCATGCTTGGCTTGTCCAATAAATGCGGCTTGTCTCTCAGGGGTAGAAATGTCATATTTGTCAAATACTGCATTCAAAGGCTCAAGCCATTTTTGGTCTAAGCCTAGTTCTTTGAGTTGTTCAGGTGTCATTGTTTGTTCCTAACTTCGTTGTAAAGGTCTATGCAAGCATTTAGCGAGCGGATGGCTTTGTCTCCGTCTGCTGTGATGGCGACAAGAGATTTAGAAGCCTCTGGGTCAAGTTCGGCTCTGCTTTCTGTATTTCCTGCGGTAGTGGTGGCATCTTTGCAGGTTGAAATGGAGCGGGTGGCGATAGAAAGCCGCAACTGCCCAGAAGCAATGTCAGACTGCAACTTAGTAACTTTCGCTTTAGCATCATTNTTTGCCCTTTCTAGTTCTCTTGCATGGGTGTTTGCCAGCTGTTGCATCTGCNGTTCTTTGTCCCGCTCGATAAGGTTAAGCCTTGCGACCTCTGCCTCTTGTTCTACATAAGCCTCATGATGTCCGTAGAAATACGAACTTATGACCAGCGATAAAACACCAACAAGGACCCAAGGATTAGTCAGATTTAACATTATCTTTGTTGTCAATTACGACAGTTTGTTCAACACTTTGTTCTGGTTTTTTATCCGTCATGGCTCTAGCACCAAGCAGTAGAGTCAAAACAGAAAATATTTGTACAACAATTAATTTTAATGTGTCATAGTTAATTTTGTCAGCTGGAGCAATGTCTTTCATAGGTTGCTCAACACTGGTTGTGTTCATCACAAAAGCCGCCACAATGCCTAAAAGAATTACACAAAATGTAGCAATTATTCGAGATTTGTTTCTAGCTTCTATCTGGTCGGTAGTTAATTGTGGGCCACGAAGGATGGAAACAATTCTTTCTAATGCATCAAGCCAATTCATTTTTGCTCCCTGTGAATTAAGTAATCAGTACAGTTTTGAGACGCTTCACAATCGGGATGTTGACAGTCCTTGTCTTGCCAATGTTTAGGGTCTTGACAATGGTATCTGTATCTGTCTTCACAGCCAACAAGTAACAAAACAAGAATCAATGCATATTTCATTGGTTTAACTTTCTTTCTAAAAGTTCCAGTTTTTTGTCCAGTTGCTTTTCTTTTTTCTCAATCCTAATCTCAGCTTTGGTCATCCTCAAATACATACTGAAAATCACAGGTGTAGCAATGAGAACAATCGACAGGATTATGCACAACATAATTAAAATAGCCCTGTAAATGAAAGTACCCATAGCGACCAGAGCCAAGAAATCATCAACAGGGTTACAAAAATAGCAGTCCCAAGTTCGATTTTTTCTCGCCTAACCCTTTCACGATAGTCAGATTCTTTTTGCCGCCTGATTCTAGTTTCTTCTTTTCTTTTTTGTTGTTCAGTTGTGACTTTGGTATATATCTGGTTGTAGTTGTCCCACAATGGACCCAGCTGTGGCGGTGTATTAGGCGCTCGCATCATGCCACTTAACTTTACATAGAAGCTATCCAACTCATTTTTGTAAACACTTAATTCTAAGATTTCCTCTGGTTCAGGGTCCAAACTAGAAAACACCTTTTCATATTTAATCTCGACATACTCACTGAGTTTTTTGTGATTGCGAAAGAATGCGCCTAAGTGTCCAATGAACTGCTGAACAATTTCGGATTCTGTGGGGATGTGAGTGGTGTATACCTCTTTCTTTTTCTCCAGAGGCTTGGCGGCTGACTCAATGTTTGAACTCTTTGGCTTGCCGAATAGTCCACTAAAAAAGCCCCAAATCGACTTAACTTCTTTGGTAATGGTTTGGATGTCATCTGTAGCTTTCTTTATCTTCTGTACAGCTACTTTACCCTCAGAAAGGGCTTCACAACAATAAGAAATGCCTTCATAGGCAAGTTGCATTGCCTTGAATGCCGCTCCTATGGTGAAAGGGTCAATGACTTACCTCTTGGAGGTTTTAGGAGCGACTTTTTTAGCCACAACCTTTTTAGCCGCTGGCTTTTTTTCCTCTGGTGTAGCAGGAAAAATATTTGTAGGTTCAGGCTTTTTTGTCAATAATGCGGCTAGTCTTTTAAACATTTTTATTCCTTTATTTATCGGCTTTTTGATCGAGTTTGTCAAAAATCTTTTCAAGGATGTCGTCTATTTTGTCGAGCCTTGCATTAATGTCTGCTTTTTTTACATACTCATTGGGAAGCAAAACTTCTAAAGTTTTTAGGTCTTTAGCCAAATCAGTCTGTGAATCAGAAATGCTCTTCTGATTGTTTGATATGCTATTGACCCAGTAGCTAATAACACTGCCGCCAATAAGGTAGACAAGGGTTAGGCCAGCAAAGATTGCTTCCCAAGACATAGCTATTCCTGAGGTGCTTCTTTAGCGGCATCCTCAATTGCTTTCATTTGAGGTCCGACAATTTGCTGAAAAGGAACAACAAGCCATGCTGTCTCAGCTGAAGGCTTGCTAGAGATGTATGTCCAGATTGTGTTAATCAATGCCGCTGGCAGTGTGATTGGCTGGTCTTTGTAGATTTCGGTAGATTGCATCATAAATCCTAAGAAAGGCAAAAGCGCCTAGCAAAAGTATAAATCATAATCCCACCTTTGCTTTGAGTTCCGCAATCTTTGCGGCTTGTGCGTCAGTAGCGTCTATTTCGTGTATTTTCCATTTGTGGGTAATCATTTGGGGTAAGTCTCCTTTACTGCTTGTATAGCCGATTTCCATGCGTCAAACCCGCTGTGATACAGAATATCCAATTGGTCGGCAATGCTTGG